TCAGCGTCAACCTGGTGTTTGAGGTTCTCGCCGGGCGCAAGCAGGGCGTGCGCGGCCAGTCTCACAAAATCGCCGTCAAGCTCGGCCTCAAGGAAGGCGACGTCGTCGAAGACAACCAGATCGCCAGCGCGCTTTCGCGCCGTACCGCGTGAGGGCCGCCACCATGCACATCGAACACATCACCTTGCAACCGCATCCCCTGGACGCCTGGCGCCGTGCGCTGGACATCCTGATCGCCTGCGCCCCGGGCCACCCGGCTGACGTAGCCAACCACCTGCGCGACGCCGCCATGGGCATGGGAGCCAAGCCCGCGCCGAGCGAGCAGGAGGCCCGGCTGGTCCAGCGCCTGCTGATCGCCACCGACGTCACCCTGCATCAAGCAGCCGACCTCCGGTCTCTCGAACGCACGGTCAGCTCTCGCCTGACTGTGATGGTCGAGGGTACCGACTACGACGTTTCCGGCCTGTCGGGCGTGCTGGTGGGCGACGTGATTCGCGTCGACCTGGACAACATGCCGCCCGTACTCAGTCGGGACTGGGGTTTCGCTCGGCCACAACTTCTTGAAGGCGGGCATCAATCTCTGCGCGGTCCAGACCTTTGCCATGGAAGAAGTTCCGCAGCAGTTGGTCAGCCAGATAGTGCATCTGCGCCATTGCAACAGGGTGAGGCTGCGTTAAGCCGTCAATCCGCGAACGAATCTTCGCCTGCAGCAACTGGCTACTCAGCACGCCCTGTTTGTTCAGCAACGCACCCAGCACAAGAAACGCCTCCTGAAGGCCATCAAGGCGCGCCTGCAGAACCTCAACATCCCGATCACTCATAACCCGTTCCTCTGTTGGTGAATGTACCCCAACAGGCTGGCCTTTTGGTAACGCCATTGCCAAGGGCAAAAACCGGAATTTGTTTGGACGCTCACGCAGCGGCCAACGAGGAGCCCCATCCAATGACCCGCCGTAATTGGAAACACTGGGTACCGCGCTCGCCAGCCGAGGCCATGAGCGGCTGCGCCGAGCACGCACTGCAGCGACACAACCGCGGCATCGAGCGGCTTGCCACGGATCATCTCTGCCAGAACAACGCCAGCACCCTCTACAAGTGGATGAGCAACGGCCGCCTGCCGCTGACGATGGTGCTCCCGTTCGAAAATGCCAGCGGCATCCCCGGCATCACCCGGTACCTGGCCGCCGCCCATGGCCAGCTCCTGATCGACATCCCGGTCGGCCGGGCCTGTACCGCCAACGACGTGCAGCAGCTGCAAACCGTGCTGCACGCCGCCACTGGCGCGCTGATGGCGTTCTACGCCGGCCGGCAAAGCGCCGAGCAGACCCTGGACGCCATCCGCGCCGGCCTCGGCTCCCTGGCCTGGCACCACGGAAACGTGGCCCAGCATGACCACCCTCAACTCGACCTCGGAGGCTCTGATGATGAGTAAGCCGATCAATATCACGGCGCTGCTGCGCCGCCTGGACGAACACGCCTACGACCAGCTCTGCGCCGAGGTTGCGCGCCTGGCCGAAGAGAACGAATACCTGCACAGCGAGCTGTCTCGCATGGAGGAGTGCGCCGAAGGCTGGTGCAACGAGGCCCAACGTCTCCACCAGCAACTGGCAGACGCCACTGGCGGCCAGGCCGCTATCACCCCATCCGGCGCCCTGGTCGTCGTGCCTGTGGAGCGCTGCGCATGACCGCCAAACGCACCAACGACAGCGCCCTGCGCGTGCTGCGCGCCCTCAAGGCCTTGCGCGGCCACACCCTGACCGGCCTGAGCAACGCCGAACTGGCCAAGGCCCTGGGTGAGAGCCCGGCCAACATCACCCGCTACATGGACACCCTGATCGAGGCGGGCTTCGCCACGCGGCTGGATACCGGCCGCTTCGCCCCGAGCATCGGCTTCCTGCAATACGCGATGGCCACCGCGGAAGAGCTCAACCGCGGGGCGGCCCGCATCAACGAAATCCAGGCGCGCATCAGCGCCAGCCACTGAGGAGCACATTGATGGACTATTTGAAACTGGCCAGGCGGCTGCTGCGCGGCGGCGATCGCCATAGCGACGTCTATGTCGACGGCATGATCGCCGCGTTGCGCCTGCGCATCGACGGCGAGCCTACCGTCATCGACTACCCGCAGGGCTCCCTGGAGTTCGATGCCTACTACTACGGCTGCCGCCGCGGTGCGGACGAGTTCCGCAATGCATTGATCGAGGCCAACGGCAACCGCGAGCTGGCGCTGGCCAGCCTGCAGCAACTGGCCGACGGCGAGCGGAGGGTTGCGTGATGGCTCGCACGAATGACGGCGTATATCCGAAGGCGGGTGAGCCGGGTTATCTCGATGGCCTTATGAAGGAATCCGCCGCTAAATCACGTGCCAAGAAGGCCGCTGCACTCGCTGAGCGCATGGCCGAGGTCGAAGCCGATCTGAAGGCTGACCAGGACGAAGAACCAACGCGCGGCCGCAAGCCTGGTGCAGCGGGTGAACTGGTCGAAGACGCTCCGATTGATGGTGAAACCATCATCGCCCAGCAGAACCAAGTGGCCCTGCTGAATGAGGAGCAGGAAACACGGGTTCGCGCCATCGCCGAGCAGCTCGGCTACCAGCTACCAGCAGACTGCACGAGCCCGGACCTGATACAGCGCGACATCGCCAGCAACATGCGCCGCAGCGTCGAGGCGTGCCTGGAGATCGGCCGGGCGCTGCAGGTGCTCAAGGCCGCTTGTGGCCATGGCAACTTCCTAGAGCGGATCGAGGTGCTAGGCCTGGAGCGCACTGTGGCCTTTCGCTTCATGACTGCGGCAACCAAGTTTTCCTCCCTCGGTACCAACGCCGCCGTGACCAAGGTCATCGGTAACCAGACCAAGCTGTTCGAAATGCTGGTCCTGGACGACGAGCAGATCGAGGAGCTGGAGCTGACCGGCCAGACCGGCGAGCTGACCCTCGACGACGTAGCCACCATGTCGGTCAAGGAACTGCGCAAGGCCCTGCGCGAGGCCCGCGAAACCGTCAGCGCCAAGGAACGGGTGATGGCCGACAAGGACGCCAAGATCAACCAACTGGCCACCGAGCTGGCCAAGAAGCCCAAGGTCATCGTGGTGCAGCCGGTCGAGGAGGCCAAGCAACTGCGCCAGGAGGTGGTGGCCACCGCCTACGAGGTGGAAGGCACCCTGCAGGGCACCCTGCGTAAGGCGTTCGCCGACCTGGAGCAACTGGCCCAGCAGACCGGAGAGGATCACCGCAGCTTCACCGCCGCCCTGGTGCGCAACCTGGAGGTGACGCTGATGGCCATCCGCAGCGAGTTCCACCTGCCCGAACTGCACCCCGATCAGTTGCCCGGCTGGCAGACCCTGCTCGGCCTGGACGATCTGGCCGAGGGCTGACCATGAACCCCATCCATGCCCAGGAGATTCTGGCGGCCTACGGCCAGGCCCAGCAGGCCGGCGCCAACCGCACCGCGTTGTACGCGGCCACGGCGGCACGGCTGGGCATGTCGCTGGCCACCCTGTACCGCAAACTGGAGGTACTGACAGTGAAAGACAAGCCGCGCAAGCAGCGCAGCGATGCCGGCAATACCAGCATCCCGCTGCGCGAGCTGCAGATCCTCTCGGCGCTATTGGTCGAGAGCATTCGCAAGAACGACAAGCAGTTGTCATCCATCAAGCTGGCGGTTGCGCGGTTGCGCGCCAACGGCCTGATCCGCGCCGAGTCGGTGAACAAGAAAACCGGCGAACTCAAGCCCATGTCCGAGAGCGCCATCAGCCGCGCGCTGTACCAGCACAACCTGCACCCCTCGCAGTTGCTGGCACCGGCGCCGGCCGTTCCGCTGTCGAGCAAGCACCCGAACCACGTGTGGCAGATCGATGCCTCGATCTCCACCCAGTTCTACCTGGACGACGACGGCGCCCGCACGATGAACCCGGCCGAGTACTACGACGGCAAACCGGCCAACCTGAAGAAGATCGAGCGCAAGCGCCTGTGGCGCTACGTGATCACCGACCACACCAGCGGCACCCTCTACGTGCAGTACGTGCTGGGCGCCGAGAGCGCGGAGAACCTCTGCCACGTGCTGATCTGCGCCATGCAGAAGCGCCACGAGCAGGACCCGTTCCACGGCGTGCCCTTCATGATCATGACCGACCCCGGCGCGGCCATGACCTCGGCCATGTTCCGCAACCTGTGCCAGGCCCTGGGCATCGAGTTGATCATCAACGAGGTGGGCAACGCCCGCGCCAAGGGCCAGGTGGAACAGGCGCACAACATCGTCGAGTGCGAATTCGAATCCGGCCTGAAGCTGGAGCGGGCCGAGTCCCTCGCACACATCAACGGCCGCGTCGGCGAGTGGATGCGCGCCTACAACGCCACCGCCATCCACAGCCGCCACCGTCGCACCCGCTACGGCGTGTGGATGCTGATCAAGCCCGAGCAGCTGCGCATCGCCCCGCCGGCCGAGGTGTGCCGCGAGATGGCCACCAGCGCGCCAGAGCTGCGCAAGGTCAACACCCTGCTGCAGGTGTCCTACCGGGGCGCCCTGTACGACGTCAGCGGCGTGCCGCGCGTGATGGTCAACGAGAAGCTGCTGATCGCCCGCAACCCCTGGCGCGACGCGGAGAGCGCCCAGGCGGTGCTGCGCGACGACAACGGCCACCAGACCCTGTACGTGATCGAGCGCCTGGACGTCGACCAGTTCGGCTTCGTCGAGAACGCTGCGGTGCTCGGCGAGGAGCACAAGAGCCGCGCCGAAACCCCGGCCCAAGTGGCGCGCAAGGTGCTGGAGCAACTGGCCACCGAAACCGACAGCGAGGAAGCCGCGGCGCAGGCACGCAAGGCCAAGGTCACGCCGTTCGGCGGCGCCATCGACCCGCACAAGCACCTCACCGACACCAGCCTGCCGACCTACCTGCCCAAGCGCGGTACCGAGTTGGAAACCCGCACCAGCCTGGCCGGCCTGGCCTCGGTGGAGCTGCCGAAGCTCAACCGCATCGAGCTGGCCAAGGCGCTGCGCGCTCGCCTGGGCAGCGCCTGGGCGCCGGAGTCCATGGAGTGGCTCAAGGCCAACTACCCGGACGGCGCCATGGAGGAGCAGCTCGACAGCATCGTCGCGCAGCTGCAGGCGCCCGCACGCCCACTGCGCCTGGTAGGAGGTGAATGATGCTGCGCCTCAAGGAACTGCTCGCCAGCCTGCAGAAGGGCCAGGCCGACCTGGCCAGGGCGGTGAAGCTCAGCCCGGCGGCGATCGCCCAGCTGATCAACCACAACCAGTGGCCCAAATCCATCGACAAGCAGGAGCTGTGGGGCCGTATGGCCGATTGGCTCTATGAGGCCGGGGCGCAAGACAGCGATATCGCCGCCCTGGAAGAAGAAGTGGAGCCGCCGCGCGCCAACGCGGCGACTCCTGCAACCCCCGAAACCGTTCAAGAAAACGAGGAGTGCCCCGACATGCTAATGGCTAAACAAACCCCGCGACCAGATACCAAGCGCACCTTCAGCCTGACGGTCGACCCATTCGGCGATCTGCGTAGCGCCGAGGACATGTATTTCAGTGGCGATATCCGCTACATCCGCGAGTCGATGTACCAGACCGCGCGGCATGACGGCTTCCTGGCCGTGGTGGGCGAGTCGGGCGCCGGCAAGAGCACCCTGCGCCGCGACCTCTCGCACCGCCTGCGCAGCGAGCCGGTCATCACCATCGACCCCTTCGTGGTCGGCATGGAGGCCAACGACGTCAAGGGCAAGACCCTCAAGGCGACCCACATCGCCGAGGCGATCATGTACGCCGTGGCACCACTGGAGACGCCCAAGTCGAGCCCCGAGGCGCGTTTCCGCCAGGTGCACACCTGCCTCAAGAACTCATTCGCGGCCGGCAACCGGCACGTCGTGATCATCGAAGAGGCGCATTCGATCCCGACGCAAACCCTCAACCACCTCAAGCGCATGCGCGACCAGTTCGAGGACGGCTTCGACAAGTTGCTCAGCATCATCCTGATCGGCCAGCCGGAGCTGCTGAAAAAGCTGTCGCCGCGCAACGCCGACGTGCGCGAAGTGGCCCAGCGCGTCGAGATCGCCATCCTGCAGCCCATCCCCAAGGGCGATGTAGAGCAGCACCTAGCGTTCCGCGTCGGCCGAGCCGGTAAAAAGCTCGACGAACTGATCGACCAGGGCGGCATCCACGCCATCGTCGAGCGCCTCGGCAGCTCCGGCAAGGACGGCGCCAGCCAGCTCTATCCGCTGGCCATCGGCAACCTGTTCAACGCCGCGCTCAACCTGGCCGCCGAAATCGGCGAAAGCCGCGTGACGGCTGATGTTGTGAAGGGGGTGTGAGTCATGGCCATCACCATCGAAAAAATCATGGAGCAAGTGCAGGTATACGCCTCGGCATTCGCAGACGTAGACGGCACCTTCTCGTACCAGGGGGAAAAGTTCGACGAGTCCCTGAAGGAAAAGGCCTGCCTGCAGGAGATGCTCGAAGAGTTTCAGGATGAGGTGGAGACCAACGGGGCGCTCAGCGGCCTGAAGGACATTGCCGAAGGGCTGATCCAGTGGCACCAGAACAGGCTGTCGAATTTCGACACGGTGCTCAGCGCGCCGGCAGACACAGAGGTGCGCCTCGATACCGGCGGCAAAGAGCTATTGGTTCTGAACGGCGATCGGCTCAAAGGCTTCCGTATTGGCCTGACGATCGCTCGGGAGTGGATCGATAAATTCCCCTTGTCGATCGAACGCACCGCGCCCGTCAGCGACGAGGAGGAATGATCATGTCCACCGCCAAGATCATCCCGCTCAACGCCGAGGGCACCGCACCTCGGCACAGCATGCCGCTGTGCACCGTACTCACCCCCGAACTGGCCGAGGGCCTGCGCCTGACCAACGACATGGCCCGGCGCCTGCGCGCCGTCGGCATTCGCGTCGAGTCGACGTCGCCGCTCGACACCTCGCTGTTCATCGCTGCCGAGGACGCAGCCCTGTTCGCCGAGCTGTTCCGCACGCAATGGCGCGGCGTGTCCTGGAGCACGGCCGGCAAACACACACGGCACTCGGTGTATCTCGACGGCGTGCGTATCGCCTGGCTGACCCCGGTGAAGGAGCAAGATCAATGAGCACGAATACCAGCTACAACGACCTGCCGTTGTGTATCTCGTCGCTGAGCGATGACGAAGCCATACGTTTGGAGGCGGAGCTGCTGCCACTGCTGCGCTATCTCGGATCGCCTGGCGATTGGGGCTACCGCACAAAGCTCGGGCGGCTGACCGGAGTTCTGCATGAATTGGTTGCCGAGATTCGGCATGCCGGCAAGCAGGCGGCGATTCACGCGACGCACGAAGCGCCGGTGAAGGAGCAGGACACTATTCCGGTACTGGACGTCTGGGAAGCCATCGGCCACGACATCG